CTCTCACCCACCAAATGGACTACCTAACAGTGGTCCAGGGTTGGCGGAATGGGATGACTTGGTCATCTCCACCCAGGGCTAAGCCCATGTTCTCCTCAGAAAGGAGAACGCCACCCAAGCTTGATGCTGACGTGCTTGGGGCGTCCAGAACGCTCTAAGTGCTCAGAATCGGCTATTTTGGCATAGTCGACTTCGTACTTGGAAGGGAGATTCCTAATCAAAGGATCTTCCTTATCCAACATACGAATGAGACACTTAAGCAGGGCACCGGGCCCCTCTAGTTTATCTAGAGGAGATTCGGCACTCACGGAAAAGCCCTTAGTTAGGGGGCTGTGAGTGTTTGGATCCAGTCTTTGGAATTGATAACCAAGGACTGATTCCCTGCCCAGCAGTGCTGAGGTTGGCGCGACGATTGGGTAATGCTTCATCAGCTTACCCAGGAAGTCATCCAACCAAACCACGGTTTCCCAGCAACCAGCCCAATAAAGCTGATTGCGGAGAGAGACCGCGGATATAACAGCACTCGCATCCTGCCGTTGTGTCGGCAGCATTTCTCTGACTCGGACAACACTAACGTCCTCGCCATTGAAATACTGACGTCCGCAAGACTCTCTGAACCTTCCGGTCCAGAAAGACTTGCTGATATTAACTACATACCCAAAAGCATGTAGTTTATCAACAACGGACAGTACGTTGTCTTTAGGGACGATAATATCGTCTCCAAAGACGCGCACCTGCCTACGATAACGTTTTATCAACGTATCGCGGGAAAGTGGAGCGTTGGACTCTGCCTGAATCCCCATAAAGATAATGGTTAAGAAAACCATTGCCTCAATAGGGAAACACAGAGCCGAACCCATCGACGCGAACTTGGACAAACGGATAACTCCGTGTCCAGGTACGTCAGCCTTCCTTGATCTACAGGCCTGAATAGCCCCAAGCAAAAGGGGATAATCAGACAGTAGGGCAAGTACATGCTGATTCGAAACGCGATCGGAAGCCTCACTCAGATCGAGTGTGGCCAGTTCCCCGCTGAGGGAACCGGAACGAGCAAGATCCCTATTGGGATCCTGATCGTCAAAACCGATAACACGGGACAGGAAACTATCCTGTTTCCATGTTTCTAGAAATGCGCGGAGAATCGACTGCTGTGCATATTGCATAGCTGTCGGTTCAATAGCGATTATTCTAGGCGTTTTGAGCGTTTTAGGAACCGTGATTACCCTTACGGGAATCTCGGCTCCGGGTTCGAGGATGTCAAGTTCTGAGTACAACTGTTCAACCGGATAGCTTTCGCTTACCGATTTGCAGTTAGTAATCAGAAAGTCCTGAGGAGCAAAATGCTCCATCAGGCGGGCGGGCCAGGATCGCTGATTCCACTTACCATTACTGGTAAGTCGATCAGCGACAGCGCCTGGTCCATGCTTCGGAATGAGCTCGTCGTAGTAGATTTTGTTCTCTACTTCGTCGAAAACATCTCCGAAAAGCATCGTCGACATAGAACGAAAATCCTCAAGAAATTGAGGATCTAAGTTCGCATCGGCGGTCCTGACATCCTGCTCACACTGGATATAGTCAGACATCGCTTGCCTCTCACGACTGTGTGCAGATACCTTAAGGTTCTGCCTCACAGAAGAAGATCCTTTAGGGGTCTTCTTGGGAGGGGCGATCTTGCTAAACAACAACGTAAGTTGTTGCAAAGCATAGATTGCTTCGATGTCTGGTTCATCCAGCAACGCACCATCAACAGGACTAAACACACGTCCAAGGAAACCCTGTAGGAAACAGGGAGACCGGTAAGACGATTCCCCGCTCGAGCGATTAAGCTTGAACGAGGAGACGTCCGAAGGGACGACTTGACCATGGTCCAGCCATTTTTGGATGGCCTTACCATAGTCAGCCAGGGTTACGGCCAAAAACCATAACCCCTCGTGTTCAGTCCGACTCAAGACAGTTTTTATGTCTTGAGTGGCGCTAGTACAGCATCGTTTAGCCATTTCCATGGCTAAACAGGACCAGAGTGACGTCAGGCTTTTCATAGTCCCCTTTCATTTGAAGGGTAAACTATCCCTAGCCTACGTCGATGCTACTTGGTTGTAGCTCTCTCAGCATCAATGAGTTCTTGAAGGACCACAGTGGCCCGCAAGAAATCATTATATGCATCGCGCATTTCATTCGACTGCTGAGCCCAAGGGTTCAGCAGAATGAATACGCGGGTAACCTCCAGCTCCTTGTGAAAGAAAGCTAGAGGGTACGCCGAGAACCTCAACCAAGGAACGTTCGCATTCTCAAACATACCAGTTCTTATGAAGGAGCTGGTACAAGAGAATATCGCCAGCGAAAACAAGAATAGCGATGATGACCAACAACCAGACAATTGAAGTAGTCTGGATGTAAAAATCATCATATCTATTCCGCCATTCGAGATTCGAAGAATCCCAGTAATGGCCGTCATCTGACTTGTTCTCTCCACCCAGGATATTAACCTGATTGAAGAGTGTCAGTTGACCGTTTTCGTCTCGTCCTGAGTCACGCCTCTCCTGATAGAGTGGAGACCAGAAAGCCATATGGCTTTAGGACTCCCCTCCCAGGAGCTTCGTGATCAGGGCGTCCGAGCTTGCGGTGAACTGGGTCTTGAACCCGGTGTACACCGCGAGAGCCTCCGCGTTCGTGAAGCCCGCCTGAGGGATGTCAAAGACGATGTAGTTACTCATCGACACCTTGACATTCTCAGTGGGCTTGAACGGATCGGCGGTCAGCTTGGAGACGTCCAACCGCAGAACTCGCCGGTAACGCTTCCCATAGGCATGGGAGGCGCCCAGCTTGATCAGGCCATCGGCGCTCGTGTAGTCAGACGACGACTCGTCCACGTTGGTACGTGGGAGAGGCGTCGTGACCGCACTGATCGTGATGGTTTGCGGATCGGCGAACGACATAGGCATCACTCCTAGGGCCCCACAAGGGACCCCTATTGGCGTTTTTGCACAGTACGTGCATTGACTACTTGCCCCGGGTTATACCCAGGGCACCTAGTATGGCCAACTGGCGCGGACTAAGTCCGTCCCAGGTAAGGCCAAACCCGTAGGGGTTTGCCTTCTTACGTAATTTGGTCTCATTGACCAAAACCACGTTTGAAGGTCGTACGGCCTTATTGGTAAATCCAGTAGGGCCGACGAAAGTATAGGTAACTCTCGTGAAGCTATGCTCCATGATGTACCCATACTTCATAACCAGACCGTCCGATTGGGCACTCTGCCAGTTAGAAATAACTGCGCCGAGTGAAGAAAACCAATCGGGGGCCCAGCTCCAAGGGGTAAGTTTCCAGATCAGCTCGGGCGTTAGCTCGAGACCGAAATGGTGCTGATAGCTCTTGACCATATCACTCATCCCAAGCATGACATCACTGTCAGGCATGTGATAGGTGAATGCTCCAGAGAACCAGCGTCGGATCGACGTTTCCGTCGTTCTGACAACTCGACCCTTGTTCACATCCACAGAATCATACAATCCGGTCCATGTCGGACCGAATATGAATGCCGAGACGTTATTATTCGTCACGACTGAATCTGTGGTGTGCACGATGGGAAACTCAAACCTACGGCGAACCACCCTCCCGGCATCACGCTTATACTGTTTCATAACAGCATCAGCGCGTTGCACGGCACTCACAAATTTGCGAGCGTCGTTCAAGAGGGGTTTCCAGCCAAACTCCAGGTTCAGGAATTCTGATCCGCCCTTGCGGGCGGCAGACATTGCCTGATCGCTAAACGCGTCGGCACCCAAGAACTTTGGGATACCTTCACGATATAGCTCACCTAAGGCTTGGCCAAGGTTCACCGATGGATTGGTGGGTTTACAGATAGCAATGGCTTTCGCACCCCAGCCATCAAGAGACGAATCACTTGATGAACTGTTGGATGGAAAGGTCATACTACCTGGCGGAAGAGGCAGAACAGGACCTACGTGTTTCCACGTAACTTCCCGAACTGAATCTTCATACCTACCCGAGAAGTGTTGTACTTGAGGTCTTACCTCAACGTACTTTCTACTCGAGTAGAAATTGCCACCAATATCCGAAAGGCCCGGCGAACGCCGGCGCCATTCAGGATGATTTTCCGACTCAGTAATCTGAGTCCCCTGCCAGGTGGGGTAAGCGTAATTCGTCGGTCCCCATGAAACGTAATTATTGTTCCATGTAAGACTCGGCTTGTTACGCAAACTAGCTTGACTATACGAATTTCCGCCAGGAATAGCGGTTGTTCGCATTTTCGTCAAGCCAAAACCACGTGGCATGGCATCAACTCCTACTGGTCCGAGGTGTTAATTCACCTCAATTTATACCAACACCGATATTACTCGGCATAGGTATAGAATACACTGTACTGCGCCCAGGGCCCCGCAAGG